TACACCCAATCAACCGATAAAGTATTCGCGGCAGCGCACCCGCATTTGGTAGCAAAAGCCGGAACAACATATTGATCAAGCGGAAAGTTGGTCGCCGATGTTGTCGTCCCGGTGGCGTCTGCAACTCCATTGACATATACTGTTACCGCGCCAAGAATACTTTTGAGGCCAAGCTTCACCCACCCGGTGCTTGCGGTCAAAAGGGTAGCATTGATCGCCGCCCTTGCGCCTCCGGTAAGAATCATCATCGATTGCCATACGGCTGCGATATCAGTGGCTGCCAGGATCTGAAACCCGAGCGCATCCTGAACCTTCATGGTCATGTCGTTGTCAACCATGAAATCAACGCCCATGGTGATATCGTCGGTAATCAGCCCGACAAAAACGCCCTGCGAAGTCGCAATCTGGTTGATTTTAACGCGCGTTTCGAACCACCAGTTTTTCGTCGCATCCAGCTTAATAATGCCCACCCCAGAATTGAGATTGACATTACACTCGTCATTGTCAGTGCCAGGGCCAGT